TGGGGGCTTCACTTACATAGCGCAAATGAAATTTCGCAGATATGCAAAATTTCTTATCAAGCCGCTACATACAGAGCGCAACGTATGGAATTGCTTTATAAGCGAAATAAGTTTTTAACAAGCCAATTAGAAAGAAAAGTTTATTCAAACTTTGAGGATTTTATAAAACAATATAATAAGGGGATAAAATGAAAGACAAATATAATTTAACTGAGCAAGAATTATTGTATAAGCTCGCTACTGAAAACGGTTCATATATTTCTAAAAATACTTTTGAAAAAATAAAATCATCTATGCGAAAGGTTGATATCAATGTCGGCATATATGAATTTAGTATAGATACGTCACGTAATTTTAATAATTATGCAGCATACTATGTTGTTGAAAATAGCGGAAATGGCAGAGGTCATCTTTTTTGTGCAGATAGCACTAATGTTTGTGAATTTATACACAACGGTGAAGAACTGTATTTATATAATTGCAGCTATCAATTAAAAGAAAAGGAAAAATTAAACAACAATGCAAAACAAATACTCGGCATAATTCTTTCATTAATAATTCTATTATGTGCATCGTTTGCACTCGAACCGTTATACGGAAAGCCTCGTATTCTTCTCGCAGGTCCTATTGCTTTGATAGGAATTTATCAAATAGCCAAATGGCTAATTCCCAACTTCACTGATAAAATATCACTTAAAAAGGATGATTATCAAAAAGCACTTTATGTATCATATACTATCGGTCAAAATGACAAAGAATTAGAAATCAATGTAAGAAATAAGAGAGATAAATATTACGAAGAACAGAGATGATAAAGCGAAAAAACAAAAATGAAAGGAGTATTGTTATGCCTGTTAAAGATTATGAAATAAGAAAAAGAATATACGTACCCCAACCTGACGGCACTAAAAAGCCAAAGATGATATATGCTCACAACGAAGAAGAATTTTTATTTAAAACAAAAAGAGCATTAGCACAAGCGCAGGAAATAATTGAAAATTCCAAAAATCCAAAATTTAATGATATCGCCGACGAATGGAACGAAAAACATGAAAGTGAAATCGCACATTATACATACGACAGTTATCAGAGACCGCTTAAGGATTTAAAGGAAGAATTTGAAGGCAAAACCATTAAGGAAATAACGCCTCTTGATTTGCAGCGCTTCATCACAAATTACGCTCATAAAGGCTATGCAAAACAAACAATCAAATTAAGAAAAATTGTTGCCACTCAAATATTTGATTTTGCAATTTTAAAAGGGTGTATCAACTCAAATCCGGCATTAGCTGTTAAAGTTCCTAAGTCAGCTCCAAAGACGGAACGAGAGTTACCGAGCGACGCCGATATAAATACAGTAAAACAATCCGTTGACAAAGAATTTGGACTATTTGCTTATCTTGTCTTATTTACAGGCTGCCGAAAAGGTGAAGCCTTAGCCTTGCGTTATGAAGATATTGATTTTAAAAACAATAAAATAAATATTGATAAAGTTCTTATTTTCAAAACCTCTTGCAAAAGTGAGATAAGACACAGAACAAAATCAAAAAGCGGTACAAGGATAATTCCGCTCTTAATACCCTTAAAAAATGTTCTACCTCATAAAACAGGCTATATCTTCAACCAAAACGGAAGTCCGCTTACTAAAGCACAATTTGATACAGCTTGGAAACATTACATTAAAGCAACAGGAGTTAATTTAACACCGCACCAATTGAGACACGCATTTGCAACAATATGTTACGACGCTGAAATAGGAGTAAAGGACGCTGCCGCCCTCTTAGGACACAGCAAGGTTGAATTAACACTTGATATATATACACACATTAAAGAATCAAGAAATACAGTCAACGAAAGAAAGCTCAACGAATATCTTGCAAAATAAAAGTATCACAAAAGTATCACACTTTATTGCAAAATTATGCTATATTTTGTAACTTTTTGTCGGTATAATTCACAATATCAAACACGTATTAATTTCACATAAAGATATAGAAAAAGCCT